CAAACAAAAGCCTCCGGCTTTTTCAGTGTTTAAAAAAACCTCCCCTTATATTAAATGTCGTTCGAACCACCAGCAGGCATTCTGGACATTGGGAATGCGACACTTCGGGTGGGAAAACTTGAAGTCGCTGAAACTATTCCAGAGATGATTACTTCTAATTTACAGGGGTTCTATACCCTCGTTTCGGATTCTGAGTGACGGAGTCACTCGTTCCACTCACTCGTTCCAAGTGCTTCGCACTTGACCCCTTCACACTTCTTACAAATTGAGTCCTAGTTTGTAACAAGTATCAAACAAAGCCTCCGGCTTTTTCAGTGTTTAAAAAAACCTCCCCTTATATTAAATGTCGTTCGATCCACCAGAAGGCATTCTGGACATTGGGAATGCCACACTTCGGGTGGGAAAACTCGAAGTCGCTGAAACCTCAGGTCTGAACCAGGGTCTACAGAACATTATTAAGAATGACCTACTCATAACTGAAAATACAACGTACACCACCAACCAGAAGTGGGGTCTCAAACTCCCTACAACTTGGGTCGGTGAATTTGAAGTTAAGGGTCATTCCGGAAAATATATAGATTTTAACTTTTACAATGAAAATTCAGCTTCAAACGCACAGGGGTACAACCTAACGTTCAAGGATACCACCATGACTCTAAGGTATGACAATGGAAATCCCCTCGGCGGTGGAGCGGCCACGATCCCTACTATTGTTGGTGCCTACCGAAAGGTCAATATCTTCTTTGAAAGGGGTGTGATCTCCGTCTCCATAGATGGAACTCGGTACCTGTACCACAAGGAAACGGATGGTTTCAACCAAGGTCTTGGTGTTGCCTCGCGTGTTGTGAGTACAACCGGCTCAGCTTTCGTGAACCTCTTCATAGAGCAGAATGCCGCAAACTCAGCCTTCAAAAACCTCCGAATCGTTAACGGACGATTCATCTCTGATAAAACGAGTAACATCGCGTTCATAGGTGGTAACCTAGGCGTGGGTGTGAACTCCCCCAAAGAAGCCCTCGATATCCGGGGGAACATGCACTTCAATAGGGTCTCCAATGTGAGCTCCGTGAGTGTAGACTCCAACGTGGTCACCGAATACACGGGACCCCACGATCGACCCCTGCGGAAGTACCCGGAGGTGGCTATGACTGCTGATGCCGAAACAGCTTCTGGGTACAAGGGGTACAAAGTGACAGTAAGTAGTCTAGGGGGTGGTGACGGGACAGGGTATCGCGCGTTTGATGGTAAATACGCAGATGCTAGTACCGTATGGGGTAGTGGTGATTTCTATAATAGCAGTGATGGTGATGCAACTGTATCTGGTGCTGCTTCAACAACTGTAAGTGGTGTATCGGGTGCCGTGATAGGTGAATGGATCGGACTCCAATTACCTAATAAAATTCGTCTTCAAGATGTAAAAATAGCACCACAATCGTATGCTGGTACATTGTATGGACCTCCTCGCACCCCAACTAAAGGTGTAGTGGCAGGAAGTATAGATGGTACCAATTGGGAACTTGTACACTCTTTCACAACCGGTGGTATTTCCCAAATTCCCCTGAACTATTTAAGTAGTATCGGTCCAATTAATTCAACAAAATATTATAACTACTTTCGTATAATTGCCGAAGAGATCGTGGGTGGAACTAATGGTACTAGATTCAATCTCGAAGAACTCTGTTTCTACGGCCACGAAGAAGGCAGTGGCTCCCTAGACACCACCCTAAAGACCGTGTACAACGTGCCGGCGACCACGGGGACCCAGTTGGAGGTCTACTATGATGGACAAGACTTTTCGAGTCTTCCCGCTACAGTGACTGATAAGGCTGGTACGGCGACTAATGCGACTATATCAAATTCCGGTGGAACTATAACCTTCGACTCCACATACAAAGCTTGGGTATTTGGTGGTGATACGACCAGAACTGATACGTTCATATCGGCAGCTCTACCTTCATCATTTGTCGATGATCAGTCACACTCCGTAAGTTTATGGTTTAATCCGAGTTATATTCCACCTGTAACATCTTCATTTGGGGCGATCTTTAGTATCGCTTTAGCTACTGGAGAGGCGAATAGTCAGAATATACAAATCCAGTTAAATGGTTCTGATACATTCAGTTATGTATTCTGGAATAACGATGAAGGCTTCGACGTTCCCATGGGAAAATCTATCGTTAAGGGTCAGTGGTATCATTTAAGTGCCACATATGAACCAAGTACCGGGACTAGGAATATATTCTTAAACGGTGAAAAATGTGTATCTAATGGAGTTGGGGGTGCTAACCCCGGTGCCGATTTAGACATTCAATCTGGTTCGGTTATCAAGCTAGGTGCTCGCCAAGGGTCTCCTCCCGGCCGTCAGGAATATTTCGGTTCCATCGCGAACTTCCGTCTCTATTCCAAGGCCCTGAACGCTGGGCAGGTCCAGGAACTCTACGACTACCAAAAGGATTACTTTTTGGGGTCCAAGTCCCAAGTGACCCTGTACAAGGGACACTTGGGCGTGGGGGTCACCGAACCCTCGGGCCAATTGGAACTCGCGGGAGATGAGCGGATCCAAGAGTATCCTCCTAGGGCTCTGACGGGCTACGAAACGTTGGTGGAGGGCCACGGTGTGTTTTGTGCGAGTGCGAGTAGTGATTTGGGATTAAGCTACACCAATCCATATGACGCTTTTTCAAAAGCTACGAGTGTGTGGATTACAGCTGATAATTCATATTCTAGTGGATTAGCGACAAATGTAAATACATTTCAAGGTGTAAACGGTGCTTGGTTAAAATTAAAACTACCGTACAAAATAAACTTAAAAAGATTTAAAATTCAAGGTCGTAATGGTTCAAATGAAAGATTTATAGATGCTATATTATACGCGAGCACAGACGATAATAACTGGGATCAATTAAGAAGCATTGAAATGCCCGCATCGTATGATTATGCTACAGGTGTTGATTTTGATGCCCCAAATACTTCAAAATATTACAATTATTTCTTAATTCAAATTACGAAGGTTCAAACTGGTACGGGACAGGCGAATTATGCGAACATAGGTGAATGGAAACTTTTCGGCACCCCCGGTCCCACGACCCTCGACAAGGGTTCTCTCTCGCTCACACGCAGCCTCGATGTCCCCCGCATTTCGCGGTACGACGTGGATACGGAAACCCCGAGACCCGAGAAGTTGCTGGTAGATTTCGATACCACCGTCAATTCCTCACCCACAGATATCTCGGGGCGGGGGAATCATGGGGTGTTTAGAGAAAGTGCCTCCTACTCCCCAGCTGATAAGGCGTTTAATTTGGAGGGGACGAATAAGAACATTCGAGCGGAGTTAAATAATACCGAAACAGGTAATCAGTATCATAGTGTATCCTTATGGTTTAAAATTTTGTCGGGACAGAGCTCAAATTGGAGAAATATATTTGAATGTGGTGAAAATCCAAGATCGGGGACTTCTGATATTAGTTTATACATTCCGGGTGGTCAAGATAAACTATCATTTACAAACGGTGTTGTACATATGTATAGTGATACACTCACAAATCTTTACTTTCAATGGCATCACATCGTGTTAACATATGATGGTGCGAATCGAAATATGTATTTAGATGGTGCGTTAATTAAAACACTCGCAACTACATCATGGGCTGGAGTAGCAAATATGTCGCTGACATTGGGAAAAAATAACGCATCCAGTGCTGGGGGTGAAGGTTGTGATTGTCACGTTTCTAACTTTAAGTTATATTGGCAGACAGCTCTCGAACCCTCGGAGGTCAAGAAACTCTACAACCTCGGCCGAACCGGGCGGTCCACGGTCATCAGCGACACGGCCGTCGGTATCGGGAAAGTCCCCGAAGCCCAGTTGGATGTGAGGGGAATAGCACGGATGGAAAACTTAATTTATGGATCCATAAGTCATAGACTAATCGATGAAGCCGAATTATATTACGACCCAACCCGCGCTGAATGTCAAGATGGTGCATTATTTGCCACTGGTGCTAATGGCGCCATAAGCGATATAAAAGGTAACCATCCAGGAACATTGTCTTCTATGGACCGATATAACTATTTTTGGTCAGCCCAGGGATCGGGTAGTTGGGTGCAAACAACGGGTAATATAGATCTGAGACGCGATTGGACTATAATGGTATGGTTCGGTCCTACGACCACCGATAATCTAGCTACCTGGAGAATTCTCGGTCATGGCCAGACTTCCTCCAATAAGGGTTTGCATGTAACCGGGTCGACCGGCAGTACTATTAGATACGGGTTCCACGGTAACGATATGGACGCGGGTACGTCCACGGGGATGGCACGAAAAAGGGAATGGTGTTGTATGACGATGTCTTATTTTCATAATGGTGGTGTCGCGGGAGGAGTTGATCGTAAAATGTACCAAAACGAACGTCTCGTATGCCATCAGCAACCGCGTTTCGGTGATGGTTCTGGTTTCAACCCCGCGAACGATGGAGGATCCGCTCAAGCGAATGGTGACCAGCCATACCAGGCTACTCCCACACCTCTTAGGTTTGGGGCTTCTTATGGATCTGGGAACTATGGTCAAATCTATACTCAAATTGGACCATGTTTAATGATTCCCCGTTTCTTGGGGGATAGTGAAGTCCGTTCTCTTTACAGACATTTCGCAGGTGCTTTCCCAGCTCAGATTAATGTAGGCTAATAGTATAGTATGACTACCAATAGAGAAATTGTATCTACACTTTTAATTGAAAATACAGGACTCGTATGTGGCTATCAAAGTGATGGTGATGTTGAAGAGTATTACGAATCTATCACAACTCCTAAAAAATTACCAACCGCAGATTTTGTTAACCTCGTAAACGTAGAAGTACAGAAGGAGTATTTAAAACAACTTCGTGAAGGTCGCACTAAGCGTATCACAGCCACAGACTTCCTGATGGTATCCGATTTTCCGTACCCATCTATAGAAATAAAAACAGCCTGGTTAAACTACCGCCAGGCTCTTAGAGATTTACCAGCTACTCAGTCCACTCCGCAAATGAACGAAAATCATGAATTTGTATTCGCATGGCCCACGCCTCCGATTTGGCCCGCGAATGTGGTCTAAGTTCCAAGTCCATAGGACTTGTTCCCCCCAAACTTCTTACAAATTGAGTCCCAGTTTGTAAGTCTCCACCCCAAGTGACGAAGTCACTTGTATCTAACCAGTGAAGTTCTATGAACTTCCCAGCTTAAAAATAAACTCTCACTATATTATAAAATGTCTGGTGGTATTGCCCAACTCGTAGCCGTCGGAGCCCAGGATGTACACCTCGTCGGTCAGCCCGAGGTGTCTTTCTTCAGGTCCACCTACAAACGTCACACTAATTTTTCCCAAACTGTCGAGCGTCAAGTCATTCAAGGCAACGTCTCCAACAACGGTATGTCCACCGTCCGCTTCGAGCGCAAGGGTGACATGCTCAACTATGTCTACCTCGTTCCCAACACAGGTACCGCGACGGTTGCCGTTGCTGATTGGAGGACTGTAATTTCCAAGGTCGAATTACTAATTGGTGGTCAACTTGTGGATGAACAGGATTCTACCTACTCTACCCTCATCGCTCCCACCCTCTCCGCGACCTCCTCCTCCAAGTCGGTTGCCGGTGATCTCTATGGTGGCTCTACCAACGAGCGCTTCTACCCTCTCAGGTTTGCTTTCTGTGAGAACTGGCAGACT